GTTGTCCCACTTATCTTCATCTTCATTATCAGACTTATACATTTCAGGATTCATTTCTTCAAACTCTTCTCCAGAATTTTTCATATCAGAATTTACATATCCGTCTGGAATTACTGCAAGTCTACAAGCACCTTCTTCTTCAATCTGTTGTGAAATAATTGCACAAGCAATTGCAGATTTATGAAGTGCACAGTTTCCACACTTTACGCCAATTGAAGCATTTTGATTTGTAGAACCATCTTCATACCCAATCCAAATACCTTCTGACTGATCTAGTGGTCCAAGCTCTTCTGCTAATTTTAATAATGAATCTGCAAAGGCTTTTTCATCTTCTGAAAGCATATTGTAAAGGGGTTTGCCTTCCCATTCTGATGATTTAATAAGATCCATAAATACTATTATATCCTATTTTTGCTCGTAATGAGTTAACAAGACTTCAAGAAAAAATCTTTCATCATCAGTAAAAGTACTTATATTTTCTTTTATATACTCTACTTGTTCTGGAGTAACTCCAACAATTGTTTGCCCTTCAGTAAACACTATGTCTACAACATCTTTCATCCAAAGACTTGATGCCATTTCTCCAACGGCTTCATAATGTGCATAATATAATTCTGGATAAAGTTCTTTACATTTTGAAGTAACCTTGTATGTAAACTGATCTGATATAGAATCATACCCCATAATTTCCATAGCACCTATTTCAATTAAGTACTCAATCATTTCTGACAACTCTTGGTTATCTATTTCTTCATTATCTTCCATGAGGCAGGGACTCCTTTACTGTAAGTGGTGATACTTTGATGTACATAGACTCTTTGTATAAATCATGCAAGAAGTCAACTCCAGAGTAAGAGCATCCACTTCCAATTCCGCCTTTAATATCTTTAATAATATCTTTTACTGACCCCTTATATGGAATCATTGTAGAGATGCCTTCTGCAACTGCAATATCTTTATCTTTATTAGCTTCTTTACTTGCCATACCCCTAAAGGATTTAAACTTTTTATCCTCTTCAAAATATAGGGATCCTGGAGATTCTTCAGTACCAGCAAGCATTGAGCCTAGCATAACAGAGTCTGCTCCTGCTGCAAATGCTTTAACAATGTCTCCAGTATTTCTAATTCCACCATCTGCTACAATTCCAGCATTTAAGTTAAATTTATCTTTTGCCTCTCGCACGTTTATAATTGACGATAGTGTTGGAATACCATGACCTGATACAATCCTTGTTGTGCACATACTACCGCCACCAATACCAACCCTGACTGAATCAGCCCCTGCAATATCTAGAGCAATATAGCCTTCTACAGTGGCAACATTTCCAGCCATAATATGAACGTCATCTCCAACAAGATTCTTTAGCCTTATTGTGGCATCAATTGCCATCTTGCTATGACCATTTGCGGTATCAATTAAAAGCATAGAGGCTCCTGCTTTAATTAACTTATCAACATGCTCTTCAACAAAGGTACTTGACAAAGCTGCACCAACAGGAAGTCCAAGATCATTGTGATTAAAAACTTCTTCAACCATCTTTATTTGATTTTTTGCAGACATAAATCTATGAATAATTCCAATTCCACCAGATTGAGCAATTGCAATTGCCATTTCTTTTTCGCAAACTGTATCCATAGGAGAAGCAATTACTGGAAAGTCTAACCAAGTATATCCGCCTATAGGCATCTTTAAGTCTACAGACGATCTACTTACCACTTCTGAATATTGTGGAACCATCAATATATCATCAAAGCAAATATAATTATTTGCTAAATATTCTTTCACAAATTACTTCCAATTCTTAATTGTATCAAGTATATGCATTTTTTCTTTATCTGTCAACCACCAGCCAACTGGTATGTTTAATTGATTTTCATTAAAGAAATCTAATCCAGGAAGTGGTCCTTCTTTAAATTCTAAAGTGCATGTGTTCTGATCGTTTCTATGATGAGTAGGACTTGAAACAATTCTATTATCCAGCAAATACTTCATAAAGTCTTCTCTGTTAACATTATTTAAAATTATTGGGAAGATCCAATATGAGCAGGTTTCGTCAAATGGTAATACTGTAATATGATCTAAGCCAGAAAGCTCGTCACAAAATAGCTTTGCATTCTTTCTACTTTCTTTAACTGCATCGTTAGCATATTCAATGTTAGCAAGTCCAATAGTGGCACATACATCGTTCATGTGATATTTAAAACCAGCTCTTTTTATATCCTGTTTATATCTAAAACTTTCATTACTAGTTCTATCTAATCCAAACCATCTAAGATTTTTTGCCTCACGTTCTGTTTCTACTGGGCAAATAATTGCTCCACCATCAGAAGTTGTTAAAAATTTAATAGCCTGAAAACTATAGCAGATATAGTCTCCTCTTTCAACATCCTTTGTTTCAAAAGTGTCCCAACAGTGTGCTGCATCTTCAATAACTGGAACTCCAAAAGACTTTAATTTTTTATAATCTGGAAGTCTGCCAGCCCAGTCAACTGCAATGATTGCTTTTGTCTTTTTTGTAATTAGTTTTTCAACACTATCTGGATCAATAAGTCCTGTTAATGGATCTACGTCTGCCCATCTAATTTTTGCACCACGATGTATTGCACCAATCTGTGTTGCAAAACATGTCATTGGTGTTGATATAATTTCATCACCTGGATTAACATTACACAATTCTACAGCCAAACTTATTGCACTAGTTCCAGAGTTAACCGTGACTGGCTTGGTTTTTGCGGTAGTTAAAGAACGCCATAAGGCATCTTCAAATAGCTCAACTCTATGCCCCTGTGCAACGTATCCAGAAGACAGAACTGGCTCCAGCATATTTGTAGCATCTGGAGACATTGTTACTTGAAACAATTCAATATTTTTCATTACGACTTCCTAAACTTAGCTTTTGCATTAAATAACCATTTGTTCATTTTAATTTCACCCTCACCATTTGTCTTTGTGTAAGTTCTATCTATAATATTATAATACGTTATTCCAGACTCTTTTACCTTTGGGGTACTATACACAACTTTAAACATATCTTTATCTAAGTTAAACTTATTGCAACCTTCTTCAATAAGACTTGCTACCCTAAAAAACTTTTCAGAGTCTGTTTTGTGTATCCATGGTTTGCCAGTCTTATGAGTAATGTTAACTGCTGGATTTCCTCCATATACAGAATTTTCTTCCATATTTTTTACAACAACAGATCCCAGCATAGCCATTGACTTATCCTTTGCAACGATAGGAGACACAAAGCATTCTCCAACAAACCAGACATCATCTCCAATTATCAATTCTGATTCTTTTTCATAAAGACATCCTTCTGTAACATCTCCATGTCTAATATGAGAATATAGTCCTGATCCAATTCCTACCCCAAGAAAATCTCCTGCCCAAAGCTTTCCAGTACCGTCAAGGACCACTCTTTCGCCAACCCATGTAGCCTCTCCTAATCTGACAGTTCCACTAGCGTTGATAAAGCAATTTCTATTAATCTTAGAATAGTCTCCTATGAAAAGATCTCCTCCGCCAAGAATTTTTACACCCTCGCCAATTTCAACATTGTCTCCAATTTCAAATGAATTAAATTCTCCAATAAATTCAACTGAACTGTGAATCTTTGCGTTGTATCCTATTTTCATAATTCGTCTCCTGAGTTATATGGGTTTTGTCTATTTCCAAGCTGTTGTGGATATAGACCTTTGTATTGTGCAACACATTTATTTTCATCACACTTTCCAAAAGCTCTTTCTAGTTGCTGATATAAGTTTGCATCTAAGGCAACAGTCTGGGGAGATAAAAATTTTATTCCTGCTTCTTTAAAATTGCTAAGTCTCCAAGACACCTGACTTGCATCTACGGTATAAGCTGGAGATATAGGACCTTCTCTATGATTTAACACATTGTTAAAGTTATCTTCCAATGTTTCAAAACTAATAAAGTCATTTGGATTATAGATAGAAACTTTTCCATACGAGTAAATTGAATTTGTATTTTCTTTATAGAAGTTAACAAGATTTTTTAAGTAATCTTTATACAAAGCATCGTCATCACAAAGTATAAAAGAGATGTCAGCATCAGACTCTTGCATAGCATCATTTAACATTTGCCCATGCTTACTTCCACCCTGACTTTTCTTTTGTTCTGGAGAGTCTCCTGTTGCATAAAACTTAAACTTTTCTAAATCTTTTTCAGAAAACATTTCTTCAACTATTGGTTTTCCTAAATAGTTTATTCCATCATCACAAAAAGCTACTTCCCAATTATGATAAGACTGCCTTTTTATTGACTCTAAGGCAATCTTAATCATATTTGGTCGTTCAAAATATGCAAGCAATATTAAAACTTTCATATCTTCTTTTTTAGACATTAGAGAGAAAGCCATTCCTTATGGTTTAACGTCCATTCAACAGTTCTCTGAATAGATTCTTCAAGAGGTATCGGAAGTTTCCAACCAGTATCGGATATCTTTTTGCCATCCAACGCATATCTTAAATCATGCCCTGGACGAGAGGAATGGAAGTCTTCTAGTTCATACTTCAAAGGCTTTCCAACTGCTTTTGCAATCATCTGAGCCATCTCTAAGTTATCAACTTCTCTTTCACCAACAATGTGGAATTTTTCTGGAACATCAGATTCTCCATACGCTGGAAAATGTTGCTTAAGAACATGAAGAAGTCCATCTGCTTGATTACGAGCATGTAGATAAAAACGACTACCAATCTCTCCTCCTGGAGATGCATGGATCTTCATGGTTTCTCCATTAAGAACCTTCTTGATTACCATTGGCATAAACTTTTCTGTGTCTTGAGTTTCTCCAATAATATTCATGGTGTTAGTAATTGCAACAGGAACTCCATAGGTCCTCCAGTATGAGAACGCAATATTTTCTTGTGCAGCTTTTGAAGCAGAGTAAGGATTGCTTGGGAACATTTGGTCAACCCATTCCTTGTGAGCATGACCCTTTGGTGCTGGACCATACACTTCATCTGTTGATATGTGTAAAAATTTCTCTGGCTTTGCAATTCTTGCCCAGTCAAGCATGTTGCAGATTAGTGCTACGTTATTTAAAATGAAAGGACCTGGATCCTCAATGCTTCTATCAACATGGCTTTCACTAGCCACATTTATAACGTAATCAATTTTTCCAAATTCGTGCGAAGTTACTGGAGAAATAGGCGAAGTCAAGTCTGTCTTAATAACTTTAATACGACTATAAGCATCTGGCAAGTCATCACACGCTACATTGATTCTATCTGTCAAACCTTTGTGTGTAAATGTTGTTGGACACACTACAAACCAGTCTGTATTAACTAGAATATGTCTAAGCACATGGCTACCAACAAATCCACTAGCTCCTGTTAAGAGAACTCTTTTACTCATTTTTTTCCTTTTCTATTAAATTAAATTAAAATTTATGAGATATTCTTTAATATCTTCTGTCATCTCAGGTTTAGATTTTACCATATTTTCAGCATCCTTGTCAACTTTAGGACGAGACTTGTATGTGTGAATTTCTACTTCCTGAATCTTTTCTCTTCTTGTGTGGCTTATTGCATTGTAAACAGATCCACACATTGCATCTGCAAGGTCCTTAGATTTCTTTCTTGGGTGGTCCACCCTATTGTTATTCATAATTCTAAGTTCCTGCATTTCTTCAAGTAATAAATCTATTAGAGGTAAAACTATTCTTTCTTCATAAATAAGCATGGACAAGTCTTCATAATGTTTTTTAGCTACCGATAAAGTTTCTGTCTTTATTCCTACACTAGTTAGGTCTCTTTGAATATCAAAAGAATTCCAACGGTCAAAAGTTACCAAGCCAAGATTAAATCCAAGCCTTCTTAAATTAATAATCCAGTTTTTTACTTCTGATAAATCTACTGGACCTTCTTTTCTAGGCTCCCAATAAACAATGGCATCAACTACAATGAATGGAACCACTTGTTCGTATCCATTAAACGATTGTAGGCTTACCCATTTATCAACATGACAGATAGATACTGCACACTTGTCATGTTTTTGTGCCAAGTCAGCATGAACGTAGTAAGTTACTTCAGGGTCTGGTTGAAATGATTCTTCTATTCTTTTGCCAACATCAATAGGATTATGCTTTTTAAATGCCATTCCAAGCTTTTCTCTATTTTTAAAGAAAGCATCAGAAGATGTGGTTGGCATACAGGCAAAACGCATTAGTGCATCTGGCATATCTGTAAAGAAAGCTAATTTAAAATCTTCAATTTTTCTTGTAGGATTAATCTCCCAAGTTGGTCTTTTAAGTGCAAATACTCCAGGAAGTTTGTACGAGTTGATGTGGTCTTCGTCCCACTCTACAGTAAACTTATTTTGTGGATCATCTTCTGATAGGGCTGGGTTTAAAATAAACTCATGCGATCTTACAATAGTTTCTTTTTCTGCAATAACATCTTCGTACCTTGTGGAAATAAAGTCACCTTTAAAACGAGGGAATGACAGAAGAACTACCTTTCCAAAGTCTGGGAAACGAGAGTCAACAGATCCACGGAATGCTTTATAGATATTATCAGCAGTCTTAGCATGATCATTTCCACTTGCAGATTCCATTGCAAATCCAGAAATCTCATCAAGAATTGCAAGCATCAAGTTTAGACCTTCAGCAGACTCTCTTTCTGAGTGACCAGAGTATACGGTAATAGCCTTATCAAATTCAATACTATCAATCTTTGGTGGAGAGAATTTTCCTGCAAACCAGGGAGAGCCTTCTATCTTACTTCTAAATCCTTTAAAGAAAACGTTTTTTGCTTGTTGAGCATTAATAGCAACATTCATAATATCAATAGCATCGTTAGATGGCTTACCAAAATACCTTGAAGGATCTTTTAAACATAACAATTTATAAACTAAATAAGAACATCCTACAGTAGAGGTATAATCTTTTCCACTACCTTTTCCAAGCTGCATAATAATTTCACTCTTAGTATATTTTTTATAATGTTCTTTGCCAGCTTCTTCGCCCATATATCTAATGATGTCTTTTTCTTGATATATTTGACTCATGCATTCAACAAGAGTATATTGATACTCTGATAAGTTTGGTTGATTTAAATATTTTTCACCTGTAACAAATGTTACAACATCAACTGGGGTTTCTGAAAATGGAGACTCATCAAGAGCCTCCATAAAATCACTAATGTCAATTGTCAATTATAACTACCCCACCCTCATTAACTTGAGAAAGTTTTGTTAAAACTTTTGGTCTACAAGATTCACAGGATGAAGTAACTTCTTTAAGAATACTTATAAGTATTTCTTGCTTTCTTTCTGTTTCTAAAAGTTCATCAGCAAGTTCTTGATTATCAAGTAGCCCTGCTTTTTGCAACATCTCAAGTCTTTTACTTTCGATATCAGCAATAAGTTTAATAGATGTAGTTTTTGCTGTTAAGTTTGCGGTAGTGTCTGCAGAGTCAATAACTTCATATGCTTTTTTAATTAAAGATGAAAAATGTTGGTCTGCACCAGCAAGTGCCTCTTTTGCACGAGCATGAATTGCCTGATTGTTGGCAGCCATCACTCTCCAGTCAGTAAGAAGTTCAGTAACCTTTACTCTTGGAATGTCAAGTATTTTTGAAATCTCTGAGGCATCAGATCCTTTCAGGTACTCTGAAGCAACCTTGTTAACAAGGTCTAAATGATTAACTAACGCTGCTTCGCTTGACACGCTTACCTCTCTTCTTTACTGCCTTTACTCTGTCAGGATAAAAAGACCTTGTTGGTCCAGATACGTCCTTAAACATTTGAAAGCAGTCTATCCATTCTACACCATTTGCAGGATTTTTTACAAGACTTTTGAACTTAAAGGTAGCCCCATATTCTCCAGCAATCTTTATAAGGTCGCCTTCGCTTATTTCATGACCACTTTCAGTTACCATCAAAGATTTTCTTTCAAACTTGTCATTAAATATAGTTTTCTTTTTAGCCACGCTTTTTAGCCTTCTTTAGTAAGAGATACCCAATTAAATCATCTTCATCATTGTCACCTGCGTATAGCTTTTTGTTTTTAATTCTATTTAACTTATCATCAATACGAACATTTAACTGCTCCATATCATCTGCATTGCTAAAGATTCGAATAGGATTAAGAGCAGAGTTTCCATATGCCACATTTTTTTCTAACAACATTTCTGTAATTTCTAAACAGGCAGCAAGAATACTATACCCAGCTGGGGCAGTCTTAGAAAGCTCAAAAATCTTTTTAATTTTATCTTCATTCTTATTTACAAAGAATGCTTCTGACGGGTATTCAGCCATTATTTTCTCCTGCTTTTTCTTAATCCAAATTTTCCAAGGTATACATACACAGTTTCAACAGAGACACCACATTCTTTTGCAATGTCTTCTGGAGATTTTTTATCTAGCAAGAATCTTTTTCTTAGCCAATTTTCATTAGTGTACATTTTCATAGTATCATTATATCCTTTATAAGTCAAGCTTAGTTATTTTATTCCAGTTGTTTGTTGCATACCATCCAATAGCAATTGCATCTGCAACATCGTTGTCACTCACATCAGTCATAAATTCTATATTAACAAGTCTAATAGTTCTATTCTTTCTAAATTCTCTTTCCTTGCCCTTGTACCAAGATTCTGACTTTCCAGGAGTTTGCTTTCTTAATTCAAACTTTTCTTCTTTTGTTAAAACTTTATTGCCAATCCAGTTTTGCCAAGCAACTGGTACGCAAGGGTATACATCTTTTACACCATTAATGTATGCTGCACTAACGATAGCACCTTGTGCAAGGGCTAACTGCATTGATGTTTTTGGAGAGTTTGAAAAGATAGTATTTTCAATTACAACTACCTCAACATTAAAATCTTTAAACAGTGGAGTAAGCTTTTTACAAGCATCTCCAGCTTTTTTATAATGATCATTTCCAGTAAAATTAACTTTTCCAAACTTTACCAACTCACTGTTTTCGAATATTGCAAAGGCAGCAGAAGTAGAAGAAGCATCTATTGAGATAAATCTTTTTGGCTTTCCAATATCTTTCCAACTAGTTTTGCTCATAATCAAAAAATCCTTTTATATCTTTTAAAGTCTGATCAAGTTTTCTTTTACTCATCATACAACTATTACAAAATCCAATATCATTATAAATACTAATTTCTAAACCACATCCACCAGCACATTTTCTTGACTTAGCAGCACGAGCCTTTACCTTTGAAACTTTATATCTTTGCATAATCTTTTCCTTTGTAGCAGTAGCCCTGCACTCAGGTGAGCAATATATTTGATTCTTATTATTGCTTTGAAATTGCTCATCACACAACTTACAAAATTTACTCAAGGTCTTTCCTTGGTGCTATTTTAATATCACCCTTTGGCTTTGTGCGACATACTGTTTCGAAATCACAACCCTTGCAAACCTTTGAGTTTGAGCGATAAGGATTTTCAGGAAGAAGACCATCATCAGATGCTTTCTTTACTTCTCTCATCCAATCAAAAAAGTAATTAATAAAGTTCTTGTAATGATCAGTTAGTTTAATCGGGAACAAGGAAAGTTCATGACTATTCTTTGACTCATAAACAAGAAATGCAAAACTCTTCTTAAGAATCTTCATATAAATAAGAAGTTGTTCAACATGGTATTTTCTTGCTTCACCCTTTACATTTAGATAATGGAAAGAATCTTCATTAAGTGTTTTAATTTCAGTAAGAATATCCATTTCATTCCACTTAATAATTGCATCTGTTCTACCAGAAATAGGTGGGTCTACATACGACAAACGCTCTTCGTTAGTTACCAAGATGCCAGCAGACTCCATAGCCTTTTCAATACGACCATGACGATCAGTACCGCTGTCCATATTTGCAACTGAGTACCAATCAGTCTTTACGTCTGATTCATTTCCTTCAAACCACAAGTACCAAAATCTAGGACATTTTCCTGCACCATAGGTGAGTGTTGAGGGAGTAAAGCTATCTCTCTTTTTAAAGGATGCTTTTCTTTGTAACGCATATCCTTCTTTAATCTTGTCAACAATTGCCTGACTATCAATTAAATTCTCTTCACTCTTTTTTGGTTTTTCAACCAACTTACTAATAAGGCTTTTAGCCATTGTTAATCCTGACTGCATATTTTAATGCATCTACTAGTCTATCCGTTGCTTCTTTAGCTGAATAGTATATATTTTTCTTTGCTCGTTCATCTTTCTTAACATTAGTATACCAGGAAGCGAGCATTGCAAATTTAGCAGAGTATGCTTGTAGTTTTACAATTAGTTCAACACCAACTGATGCTGGAACGTCTGGCTTAGAAATTAATTTAGCAATTAACACTAAAGTCTGTGTTAACTCTTCATCTTGCATGTGTTCTGATATTTCATTAAATCCATTTACCTGATTTAATAAATCAACTGTTGTTTCCATTATTCCTCAATTCTTCAAATACTTCCCATTCAATAACAGCAAGTCTAACTTTTTTATTTCCCTCACCAATAACAAGCATCAGGGCTGGATTCTTAGACCTGTCAACCTTAAGAGTGTCTGTAACAATTTTAGCCCAGTTGTCTTGACTAATAGAAAAACTTTTGCTGTACTCTTTCACGTCAACAACAAATTCATCATCACTGCCATCAGCCTTTACAGCACCTCTTCCAGAATTTTTATGAGCCTTAAGACCAGCTCTTTTAAGTTCTGCACGTTCACTCATCAATTTCCCCTTGTAAAAATAACTTCAGACATATGCCTGTTTGAACAAAGCCAAGTTAGCTTCTTATGCTCCCTATAAAATCTTGCAATCAATGATACTTCTTTACATCTATGGCAAAAAAACTTTCCTCTATACTCAGAGAAATCTCTAGCCATTTACTTTGTCCTCTAGGTCTTTTACTCTTTTAGGATCTTCTTTTAGCCAATCAATAACCTTTGCTCTACCCTGGAATCTTTCTTCTCCGATAGTATACCAAGCACCACCCTTTTGGATTGCACCAACAAGCTCTGCAGTATCAACTAAGTCTGCAACCTTGTCTATACCTAAGACACCATCTCCATCAAAGTAGAAGTCATAGGAACCTGCAACAAATGCTGGACCAGTCTTATTAAAATCAATATGCCAATTGACTACACGACCAATTTTAGATTCAATCAACTTATCTCCAGAAGCTATCTTGCCCTTGATTGCCTGATTGTCAGAATCGCTTGACCAAAGCTTTACAATTGTGCTACTAAAGAATTTCGTAGCAAGACCTCCAGTTGGCATATGACTTGCAAACATAGCACCAATATTATTTCGGAGCTGGGAAATAAAAACTAAAAGAACTGGCTTTTCTTGATTGTTTGCAAAGTTAAGCATCTTTACTGCATTTGTCATATCTTTTGCTTCAGCACCAATTTGTTTTGTATTCTCAAGTTGCTTTAATTCTTCTGAATCTTTTTCAAAATATATTGCAGGAAGCATTGCTGAAATTGAGTCAACAACAATCATATCAACGCCAGCCTTCATTAACTGAACACCAACATCAACCATTTCATTCATACTTCTAGCATTTGAATAAATTAAATTTTTAACATCTACTCCAAGCTTTATTGCCCACTCAGGATCAAACGATGCTTCTGAATCAACCCAAGCACAAATCTTTCCATCTTTTTGTGCATCAGCAATCATTTGTAAACAAAAAGAGGACTTACCTGCAGACTTATTTCCCCAAACCATTACCTGACGACCATATGCAAACCCACCTTTTAATGCATGATTAAGGCTAACGCTTGGTGTCTTTTGTTTTATAATTTCAATGGTGTCACCACTTGTAATCTTTTTACGCAACTTTGGATCTAATTGAGATAAAAATTCGTCAAGGTCTATTTTACTCATGCTAGCAGCCCATGCATATTTGGTCTTTCTGAATTATATTTAGCTTTATCCAATAAGTTTTCTTGCAAAGACTCTTCTGTATACCCATCTTCTACAAGACCTGCATACAAGTCTAGAGTTCTAATAATGACATCTGCTAACTCTCTAACAACAGCACGATCACCCTGACTCTTACGCATGGCTTCTGCTACCTCTGCTACTTCAGTTGTTACCATCATTAACTGCTTAAGATAAAATATGATTCCATTATTATCATCCCAAAAGCCTTTTTCTTTTGCAGTCTTATGCAAACTATTTGCTAAATCATCTATGTTAATCATTAATTTACTTCCTTCAATGTTATAGTTCCTTCTTTTGTTTCACCAAAATTAATTTTTGCTACTTTTCCAGGCTGACATTTCATATATCCAGTAGAGAACATTGTTGGGAAGACCATTACGGCAGTCATTTCTCTTGAACTATCAGCAACAATCATATTAGCCATTCTCTTTCCAGCTTTAGTAACTCTAGGAGTAAATGATAGCACAAAGTGTTCATCAATTGCAAATGGTATCTGCTTATAGTTTAAAAACTTTATAAGTGCATTATCTTTATGCTCTTTTAATTCATCAATTGGGATAGCTTCAGAAATTCTATTTGCACCTGCAAGAATTAAATAAGTTCTTCCTGGCTCAATCTTAGTTTCTTCTTCATCAAATATTCCAATTACTCCAGTAGAGTCCATAATTTCTACTCTTGACCAGCCTTTGCCACGCTTAATATTTTTTGCAATGCCAAGCAAAACAAAGACTCCTTGTTCATCAAAATCTTCTACAAGATCTATATATGCATAGTAGTGTTGTGGAACGCTAGTATTTAATTCTGGAAGATTTAGATACTCATAAAGATTATCTCTAACCTTTACCTCATCTCTAGGATTGTCTTCAAATGTTAATGCACCAATAAGATCTAATGCTTCTACTGCTCTTGAATTAATTCCACTACCTTTTTTTATTGCAAAACTTTTAAACTGCTCTTTAGATTCAAAAGGTCTACCTGCAATAATTTTACCTGCAACTCCTTCAGAAAGCCATTTGATTGCAGCAAGTCCAAACCTAATTCCCTTGCCTTCAATCTTAAAGTCTGAATCAGACTCATTGACGTGTGGAAGTTTTAAAGACAGCCCCATACGCTTACATTCAATTAAGTATTCAGTACGAGTGTCACTATCCTTTTCGCTCTTTAACAATGAAAACATAAATTCAATAGGGTAGTGATACTTTAACCAAGCAGTCCAATAAGACAGGGTTGAGTATGCAACAGCGTGAGACTTGTTAAAAGAATAACCTGCGTGTGCTTCAAAGTCATGCCACAAATCTTTTGCTCTAATTCCAATATGCTTCTCTGCATTGCTAACAAACTTATCTTTGAAGATGTCAAACTCTTTAGCATCTTTTTTCTTACCAATAATTTTTCTAACTTTATCAGCTTCAACCATTGTCATTCCACCAAGAACCACACATGCTTGCATAACTTGTTCTTGATACAAAACACAACCATAGGTGTCTTTTAGATAATCATTCATAGAAGGATGAATATATTCAACCATTTCCCTGCCATGCTTACGGGCAATATATGACTTTCCAATTGTATTCATAGCACCTGGACGAACAAGGGCATTTGATGCAACAAGTTCATCAAAGTTGCTCACTCTCATTTTAACCAAAAGGTTTGTATACGGAGTTGCTTCACACTGGAAAACACCCTTTGTACGCCCCTCAGAGAGCATCTCAAAGACTTTCTTGTCATTTAGGGGTATCTGCTTAAGGTTTATGTCTGTACCGTGACGTTCTTTAATTGTTTTAATAGTCTGATCAATTACAGTAAGAGTCTTTAGACCAAGTACGTCAAGTTTGATTAGACCAATCTCTGCAGCCTCTTCCATATCTACTGCAACTACTGGAATTCTTTCTTTACTTCCTGGTGCAATTCGTGTTTCAAGTGGTGCGTATTTAAAGATTGAATCTTTTGCAGTAACTACACCTGCAGCATGAATACCAGTTCCACGGATTCTTCCACGAAGTTGCTCTCCATATTTAACAATTTCAGGATACTTCATTCTAAACCATTGGGCATTAGCTGATCTTGTAAAATCATCCCAGCTATCTACACCCTTAAGAACTTTATTAACGTCATTAAGGGGAATGTTAAATGCTCTAGCAACATCTCTTACGACACCCTTATCTTTAAATGCAAGGAACGTGGCAATAGATGCAACATTTTTATACTCACGTTCAAGATATGCTTTTACTTCATCTCTTCTATCATCTGCTATATCAGAATCAATATCAGGGAAATCATCTCTATCTGGATTAATAAAACGGAAAAACAAAAGACCATATTCAATTGGATCAATTTCTGTAATTCCTAATGCATAACAAACTAAAGAACCTGCTGCTGAACCACGACCTGGACCTACCATGATGCCCTGATCTTTTGCCCAGCTAAGCATATTATGAACAACCAAAAAATAGGGTGAGAAGTTTTTACTTTTAATAACTTCAAGTTCTAAATTTAATCTATCTAAATATTCTTTGTTTTCAGAAAGACCTCTTAAAACCAAGCCTCTAGAAGTAAGTGCAAGCAATTCGTTATCAGGATCTTCAACCTTTATTGGAAGAAGATCTAGATTACTCTTAATAGTATATTCTTCTACCTTGTTTGCAATCTCAACAGTATTTTCATAAATATCTTCACGCTTAATTCCTTGCTGTTGCATTGCTGATTTAATTTCTTCATACGAAAGTAAGTGAATATCAAAACTTCTAAAAGACATCATTCTATCTTCACCATATAAATAATCAAGTCTTTTCATTGGGTCTTCAATCTTTGATGCCTTGTCAAAAGTTGATTCCTTATTTAACTTAGCATGAGTATTAAGAAGAAGCATCATTTCTTGAATTACCTTTTGACTCTTGTCAGAGTGGTGGCAGTCAGGAGTGACAACTGACTTTACTCCGTATGTATCTGCCATTTCAAGAAGTTCTTTATTTAATTCAGGAGAGTTATGTGGCATAACTTCTACATAAAAATCATCACCAAAGTTTTCTTTAAACCAAGTAATATGTTTTTTAGCAGCAGCATACTCTTTATACTCAATTGCTTTTGCAAGAATACCACTCATACACGCTGATAGGACTACGATTCCTTCTTTATATTTTTGTAAAATTTCAAAGTCTATTCTTGGCTTTCTGTAATATCCTTCAGTCCAAGCAAGTTCATTAAGTTTGTTTAAATTTTCTAAGCCCTTGTCATTTTTTGCAAGAAGAACAATGTGGTTATATACCATATCCAACGGCTCTGTTCTTTCAGACTTATCTCTATTATCAAATCTGTCTGCAGTTATATATCCTTCAATACCTAAAATTGGTTTAATACCATTTGCTTTTGCAGCCCTGTACATAGGTCTATGACCAGACAGAACGCCATGATCAGTTATTGCAATTGCTGATAGTCCAATTTCAGAAGCACGTTTTGCATACTCTTCTGGAGTTGCAACACCATCCATAAGGGAGTAGTGTGTGTGAACGTGTAATGGAACGTAAGTCATTTTAACCTTTCAGTTATAGAGGGTGGGGGAGGACTTCTCCCCCACCGCAATTACCAATCTACAGAAGTAGATACGGATGGATTGTCGAAGCCAAGAAAGAAGGACTCTTGCTCAGCGTAAGGAACTTCTCTTACAACTGCTTCAAGGTCTGGAATTTCGTGCTTGGACCAATCAAACTTTTCTTCATCCTGTTTAATTGGAATTAGAATATAGGTTGTCTCAGTTCCCTTACCATTTCGCTTTAGCTTCCAGGTCATTCCTGAAAGACTTTGCGAGTCTTGAACATATTCACGAATTGTATCAAATGTTGCAGACTTTGCAACACCCATGCTCCATACAGCAATGTATGGGTCATTTGTTCCATCATCAACTAAAACATTGATATAGAATCGTAGACGTGCTCTCCAGCCAGCCTTCATGTCTTTTCTATGCATTTCACAGCCAAAGCAACGACCTTCGCTTTCAGCAGAACATGCTGCCTTACGCTTATAGTCTTTTGGATTTGTATGCTCAGAAACGACAATGGCAAGACCATTCTTTTCGTCATAGCTTGGTGAGTCTCCATCAAGTTCATTTACAAAACGAACAGACACACTCTGATTATCTTCTAGTTTAAGCCACGTTACTCGTGGACCATTATTTTCAAACTTTGGCTTATCTAGCATTGCTTCGATATTTTTTAGCCCTTTTACAATTGCCATAATATTTCTCCTAATATTTTGTCCTATATGTGGACAGTTGTACTATTGTAACACATTTGCTACTAGATCGTCAAATTGTGACACAAACTTTTTTAAATCTTCATCTGATAAATCTGATACATCTTTTACTGATTCTGGCAAACTTGCGTTTATTGCACTTGAGCCAAGTATGTTAGATAGTTTCTTTGCCATTTCTTTTCCTGCATCATCATTGTCTCCTAAAATAATTACATTATTAAAATACTGTTTTAAAAGTTCCCTCTGTTTACCTGACACAGAAGCTCCTAAAGTGGCTACAGCGTGTGCTCCTGCCTGTTCTAGGCGTATTGCATCAAAGGATGACTCAACAACAAATACCTTATCAAATCTTTTTGCTCTAAACAAATTAAACATAGTCTTTGCCTTTGGAAGTCCTGAAGTATTTTTAAATTCTTTTCCTTCTATAGATCTCCCAACAAATCCTAAACATATTCCGTCAGGAGAATGTACTGGTATCGTAACCATGTCTTGACTTTCAGAGTATCCAAGTAGATACCTTTCAACACTATCCTTCGTGATTCCTCTACCAATGTAGTACTGTGCAGCCCTTTGTGAATTCAATGCAGCATCATTTAGTCTTTTAATTACTTCACTATCAAACTCAACAAAGTCTGGTTTTTTATCAAGCTTTGATTCAAGGGCTTCAATAAAGTTAGCCTTATCTGATTTAGAGTCAACCATTCTTGCAGATTCAAAGTACGATCTTTTAGTTACATGCATTATTACTTCAATAAGTGAATGAGATTCTTGACAACCAAAACAATAAAATAATCCGCTTTCTTTTGAAATTTCTGCAGCAGGAGACCTGTAATTATTATGATAAGGACAAAAGATTATGAAGTCAGATTCTACTTCGTATACTACATCAATACCTGCAGTTAGCAGACTTCTTCTGACTTGATCCTCTGAGTAGAAGGAGCCATTACTGGCTTGTTTCTGTCTATCCCTGCTATACACTCTGCTGTTCTCTTTCCTACATATACACCGTATATTGATATTTCAAAATTAAATGTCTTACCATTATAGCTAATTGTAAAGTCTGTGTCAATATCATACCTTGGAACATAACCATCAGATCTCATTCCAGCAACAATCATGCTGTAGTACTGCTCTTTAAGTCTTATGATATGAGAATCATCATAAATTTCACCATCAAGGCTAAATCTTTTTATTGACTTATGAGCGTACATACCATCAATTATATCAATGGAATTAACTAGTTTTATTCAAAATCCTTATAAATAAAGCGACCTGAGTCAAAATCAATATCTACCATAAATTCTCCACAAAAGCCATGACGGTTTTTTCTAAATACACATTCAAGAATTGTACTTCCAGTAGCACGACCAAGTGCTAAAACCCAGTCAGCATCATAAGCTAATTGCTTTGACCATGCCACTTGACCAAGGGAGGGAACACTATTCATATCGGTTGCATTATCTGGAGTGGCAGATGCAATTGCAACAATTGGAACTTGTGAAGAAATTGCAAGAACTTTTAATTCTCTAGAGATATTTTTAATCTTTACAACTTCATTCTCGCCTCCTTGATTTGAATTCATTAACTGAATATAATCAACAAATACAACATCTGGAGAATACTGGTCTATCTTTCCTCTAATAACAGAAGGGGATACATCTGCCATACCGTCATTAGAAATAATATAAAATGGTGGCTTATCTTTTAAATGTTGTTTAGCCCAATTTTCAAAACCTTCAATATCAATTAGACCTGCACTTAATTTTCTGTGTGAAAAATATCCTTCAGCCATAATTGTATAAACACGATTTCTTACTTCTTTCTCTGTCATTTCAAGAGAAATTATTAAAGGTTTCTTCCCAGCTTTCCACGCTTGTACAGCCATAAAAATAGCAAGCCAAGACTTACCAATGGCAGGGTAAGCAAGAAGAATACCAAATTGACCAGGAGCAATACCACCAGGTAGATAGTTATCAAAACCTGCCAAGTTTGTTCTAACACCGTGTATACCTTTTTCACTTAACTCCTTAATGTGTATAAAGTGTGCAGAGGCATCCTCTACATCTGTTGCATCAATATCTCTTACATCAGAACTAATTCTTTTAAGATCAGATGTTTTTGAAATTATTGAATTAAGAGCTTCAATTGGTTGATGTTCATTTAATTGTTTTGCACTAGTCATTAGTGCATTTCTTAAATTATCTTCAAGGAATTGTATTCTTAACTCTTCTAGGTGATGCTTTGTTGTACCTATTTCACCTACTGGTTGAAAGTCTCTAAACTTTTCTACCAAAAGCGACTTTGTTGGAACAGTTGAATTTTGCTCATAATAGTTTTTTACAAAATCCCAAACATCTTTATGAGTTCTAAACAAAGTATCTGGGTTTGCCTGAAATAGCACATGAATTTGCTTATCATTTAAAACCGCAGATAGTACCTTTGCTTCCAAATCAGACATTATCTATTTAGCCATTCCTTTGCTTGTTCCTTTAGTAGCTTTCTAGCTACATCATCTTCTTCTTTTATTTTTTTTGCATCATAAACTTTGTGGGCATTGTCTACCAACCATTTCCAAGTTGGAGATGCAGATACACCCACATAATATTCAATTAGATCATAACTTTGCTCTACACCATACGACTCAATCAACGAGTCTGCAGCCCATTGCTGAATGTGTATGTTTATATTTTCTTCTGTTAAGTTTTTTTCTTTTGTTAATTTCTTATATCTAGATATTAATGCAAAGCGATCTTTCTTCTCAGCCACTAATCCTCTAGTTCTTTCTTTGCTTCTTCTACCTTTTGAATAACTTTATTTTCTACAAATTCATAAACTCTGTCAAGAGCCTGATCTGTATTTTCTCCATTACGAACAAAGTCTGTAATTCCTAAATCAATTCTAAGACTTTGAAAATTTCCAAGGTTTAACGTATATCCTAGTGTTACTGAAACATTTGTTGTTTCTGACATTTTGGTCTCCTACCATGTCTCTTCTTGCCAAGTCGGAATGAAACGCCCATCCGATGTCTTCGTATAAAGCATTATAGCATCTCCCA